TCAATTTTATTTCTCCTATGAAATTCAGAATTTATCATCTTCTATTTCTCCAAATAATTTCTTTATTTTATCCATATCATAATCAAACATATTTTGTTTTACGCAAATTGCACATAAGTAAACAGGAGAATTAACTTCATCAATATGAGAACACATACAACAAGGACTATTAATAGGAAATCTTGATTCAGGTGTTGGATATTTCTCTAATAATCTATCTAATTCCTCTAACTCTTTATTTCTCTCTTCGATCTTTTGTTTAATGATTCTTTCTCTTTGCTCATTAGCATATTTATCCAATTGCTGTAACTGATATTTCTCAGTTTCTTCTTTGGTGAAGAAAATACTTTTACCTAATTCAGATACTTTGTATGTTTCTGGAATACACAATAACCACTCCTGTAGTTTACCATATAGCACTCTACGAATCTTATACTTTACTATTCCTCGTACTGGAAAGATGAGATACACTGATTTGCCAACAAGTTCTTCTATATCAGTAATTCCATTTTTGAGCAAATAATCATTACTATACATTTTAATTCTCCTTATGATATTCTTTATCTAACCAATGAATACAATTCTCAATCGCAGCATCATAATTTTCAAAAATGTATCCACTTGGACTATACCAATAAGCAATTTCACCAACATAAATCTTTTTTACTAAATATGGTGCAATTTCTTCAAGTGACATTGTTCTTAATCTATCTATATTTCTCATAATCCACCTCACATATTAGTTTCTATACCATGCCATTTCTTATGTCTCTCCCAGTCTCGCCATTCGAGATTACCAAAATGGATTCTTAATTCTATATTCTCTATATCATCCTGCGATAATATCCAATCACGATACTGTTTTACTTCACCATCAGTTAAATCATAAATGTTTTTATAATAACCTAGAACTTTATCAATCTACTCAACAGACCAATCATAATCAGATAAGGCAGCTTGACGCTTATATTCCGCAATATGTTCATCTACTTCTTTTTGTGCTTCATCGTATGTGCGATATACTTTTGAACAGGTTACAGTAGTATGATTAGGTGTCCTATTGATTCCCCAATCTTGCGGATACCCTTTATGTATTCTCCAACCATCAGTAGTAATCTCTGATTCAATTTCTCCATGAAAGATTTTCGCACGTTTCACTAAAAATCCTTTATCATATGCTTCTTTTAATGTTTCTGGTTTGTTAATGTCCAATTTAAAATTAATCTCTTCATCTGTTAATGGATCTTGTTTAATCTCAAATAGCTTTGTATCATAACTCCAATTCTTAGGAAGCTTGTGAAATCTCTGCTCAGTGTCAAATTCGTCAATCGGAACACCTTTTATATAATCAGAATAGATTCTTCTACGTTCTCTTGGTGCAAGATAATCAATATAGACATCGAATTTATATTGTTCATCTACCATTCCATAATGAACTGAATATTCATGTCCACGCTGATGACACCAAAATACAATTTCACCACTTTCAAATCTCTTATCCTTTGGTGGTGTATTTGCCATAATTATTCCCCCTTTCATAATTATTTGAATGTGTAAGTAGGGAATTGAACCCTACCACTCTATATTTCTACATATAGAATCACACCATGTCTACACTATTTATTTCTCTGTTGCATCCACTACGGTTGTACCTGCACCTTGTACAGTAACCCAACCATTTTTATAATGTGCTTCTGCTTCTTTCATTCTAATAAGTTCATCCGTAATAGAAGAACTTAGTTCTTTATTTGCCTTTGCTTGTGCTTCCGCTGCGATTCTAGTCTTTTCAGCATCGGCTTCTGCTTTAATTTTTGTTTTCTCTGCATCTGCTTGCGCTTTTGTAATCTCAATATTTGCATCCGCTTCGGCTTGTAATTGTTCGGTCTGTTTCTGTACTTTTACTTTCTCCTGTTCAGCTTGAGTCTGTTGCTTTTCCTGTAATGTGGTAACACGATTATCAATTGCCTTTTTTAATTTTTTATCAGGATGAACATCAATAATAGACGCATCAAGGACTTCAATACCATATTTCTTAGAAAATTCTTTATTTAGATACTCAGTAAGAACTTCATTGAGTTGCGCACGATTACCAGAATAAATATCCATCATAGAATAATCTGTTGTAACCTCAGAAATTTTAGATTTAAGAACGGTTTTTACACGATTCTCTACAATATCTTCTCCGTCCATACCTTTAAATTTCTTATATGTATCAATTACTTGATCTTCAATATATCGGTATGTCATTTGGAAACTAATTGGAATACTAGCATCGTCAGAAGCCGCAACTTTAAATGAATCATCATCTTTACTACCATCTCGCTTATCTTTTGACAATACAAGAATTTCGTTACTTGTTGAAAATTCCTTAACTTTGTTCATTGGTGGAATAAAATGTGCGCCTGGTTTAAGAAGTTCATCTTTTACGCCATCCTTGTAGTTGTATGTGATCCCGACTTTACCAGTTGGAATTAAATCTACATGTGTTACTGTAAATCCTCCACCAATGATTGCTACCGCTACTACTAAACCTACTACTAAATTTTTCATATTATTTATCACCTTTCTTCATTTGATTTTTAATCTCTTTATAAACTTCTTTTTCAATATCAAAACTTTCATCTTGACGATTGATGTGCATTTCAATCTTATGAATTACTAACCAACCAATTGAAAATATGATAAGTGCGCCAATTGCAAATCCAATAGCACTTAACAAAAATATAACCCACATATATTTATCACCACCTTTCTAACATGTACATCACTTATTCATTGTCAAAATCTTCTCAAAAATATTATGAGTTGCTACAAATTTCGATGCTAATACATCTGGTGATTCTATTGATTCCATTCTCTTTAATGTATTCTTCATTCTATACGCAAGTTCTTTCATGTTATCTAACAAGCGTTCCATTTCAGTAATATCTTTTGTGGCTAATGCTCCAATAAAAGCATCTTGTAATAGCATCATATCTTCATTTAATGCATTAAATTCATCATTTGTAAGTAGCTCACAATTATCTAATTTTTTCGCAAGAATTTTAAAATCTTCATTTATACTCATAATGTTCTCACTTTCTCTATGAAATCAGAGTTTCAATTAGTCCCATAATCCATCAATTTTTACTGTCCTATGGTTAATCCATCTATATCTGATTTCACTACCATACCCACACGATTCATCACAATTATCATTTGTACATATTGGTAAAAGTTCTGTTACTTCTGGTTCATCCATATATGAAAATTCATAACATAATGAAGCTATCTCTAATTTAGAACCACATCTAGGACATTTACCTTTGATTTTAATTTTTTTACTCATACACAATCTTCTTTCTCAAACTCAATTTCACCTGATTCATAATCTTTTGACACTACGACATAGTATTCTTTATCCTCATCGAATTTGTACATATGTATCATACTGTTACCAGAACCCATAAAATAAGAATATGCTTCTGGGTTTCCTCTAAAATATTCAATTCCTTGCTGAATCCATTTATTAATTTCTTCATCTGAAATTTCAATAGCTTTAAACTCTTTGCTTGATACAGTAAAATGAGTCGGATATTTTACATTTGACGCACAAATATCAATAGCATCATCTTCAAATTCTTCAACATCCATCTCATAATTGCAACATGGACAGGTTACATATGGCAATCCTAGATATCCTATATGAGTATCTTCTCTTGATACTTCAAGAATAGATCCGCAATTTCCACATTTTATTTTTACTTTTTCTACTCTGAGTTTAGTTTGCTCTGGTAGTTGATACGGATTCCTGGGTTGATTTTTATAATTATTTTGAATTACTTTCATTGTTTTCCTCCATTTACTCCATAACCTAAAATAAAACAATCATCAATTAATCTCTCATTAATGTATTTTCCGCAAGACAATCGAAATAATTGATCTCCATATGGCTCTTTAACAGGATATATCTCATGATACCATCCATTAATTTTGTTTCTGATAATAATATCAGGATAATCTTGTAAATACATTCGTCCAATCCATTCTGGTAAACAACTATTCCAAGGATATACCGTTACAAATTTAATTTTTGCTTCGTTAAGCCATTGTCTGATTCTAATGTCGCTATCCACAAAAACAACGTCTACTTTACCTATATTCTCTTTTATATATTGAATAAAATTATTTGGGAAATTTGGATTATCAACACTAATAATTTGTTGTTTGAATTGATTTAGATGTGCTTCTGTAGACATAAGATGCAGGCTTGATTCCCACCATTGACGTTCTTTTTCAATTTCTTCTTCATTTGGTAATCGCTTTATTGTCTTAAAATCATAAATATTTACATCCAATATATTATAATCTTTGATGTGTTCACTTGCATATGTTTTACCGCAACAAGTATAAGCACTAATAATTAACGTATTCTTCATACTGATTCTCCTATATAAACCCATTTTAATTTCTCATGAATATTTATATTATCAATCGGAAAATAAATCACACATGGGTATTTGTCTGGTATATTAGCAAATTCTCCACCACGATCATAATATTCTCTAATTGTTTCTAAAACTTCTCCTGTATCATCATCTACATTTGGGCTAAATCCGAAATATTTTTCGCAATATTCAGGATTACCAAAATATTGTTGAACCATTTCTATGAAGTTAATCATTTCATTTTTATCATGAATGATATTGAGATATTCTATTGGATTATATGCGTCACAATTAGCAACATAATGTGTGGGAAATGTGATATTCGATTGAATATTTTCAAGATTTGTTCTCATAGAGCATATGTTGAACGGATGATTTAATTCACAATATTTGCATTTATAGCAGTCATGTTCAAATTCATTATGATTATGTACACCTGTGTCTACAAACTTGACACAACTATCATTATAACCAGGAATACAACGATGATCTAATCTAAATGAACCATCATCATTTCTAATTATATCTTTATATTTGTTAAGCAGGAATTTTATATTCTGCTTTTCAGTTGATGTTGGATATATCATATATTATGGCTTTTCTCCTTTCATGAAATGAAAAATTCAACTTTCTAGTATATCTTCTAACTGCTCAATTTTCTCTCTTAACATATCATTCTTCGAATCTAAAGAACAATTTTCATCTTGCAAATCTTCGTTTTCTTTTTCTAAATCATAAACTTTATCTAACAATTCCTGATATTCTTCATCGCTATGTATCGGTGTTAGCTTCTCAATCTCATCCGCCAAATCCGAATTGTAATAACTTCTTACAAGACAAGCAGCATCTTGAAGATCATTAACTTCTTCCCAATTACCTTCAATCAGAATCATTTCATTTCTCCTTTAGATGACATATAAATAAACTGATTTTTAAATTCTTTGACCTCATCGGATGTTTTAAAAAATGGCTGTAAAATTTCATTTATTTCCTCTTCATGTTCAATACACCAATTGTCAAATGAATCATCTATAATTTTTAATTCTGCTCGTTGACCTCTCATACACCATTCACTCCACAATATCACATCGTTCAAATTCAATTGAATATTTTGGAATGTAATTGATACCATAAGATTTCATATAATCTTCAATAGCATGTACACAATTTCTTCCAAACTTTTCTGCATTATTTCCATCCATAATTGCATGATATAGTAATTCTTCATAGTTTCTAATATGTTTATAATTTTTGTAACTATAATCAGGGACTAAAGTAAAACTTCTTTTTTCTGGTGGAATCCACATTTGAAACCCCTCTATATGTTGGAACGTAGGTTTCCCATTAATCGTAAATTCATTTTTTTCGTTCATAAAATATTTTGTCTGAGAATTACCATAAAAACATAAAGATACTTTAATCCCACGTTTTATATAATTCATATATCACTTCTCCATTTCATTAAGCAATTTCTCACAACGTTTAATATGGTATCTTAGTTTTCTATTTCTTTCGCTATCTGTACGACCGTGACTACAACATTGATTAAATCCAAGAATATCTTCCGCTAATCTCTTCGAATATTCCACAAATTGCTTTGTAACTTTAACATTATTCATCCATTTATCACCTCATATGTGCCTTTTAAGGCATATTTCAATCAAAAATACACCTCAAAAGACCTATTTTTTACGATGAAAGGGAACTTTCATCTGATCTAAATTTCTCCCTTTGCTCCACAATTATCCGCAATCGTCCAATCATCACACGCCATATTCTCAATGGTATATGTAATGTCTTCTGAATCCCTAATGTTGATAACTCTACCATCGTAACAGTGCATCATAACTTCATTACCATCCAGTTCCCACCAACCTGTCCAATGTTTTCTCTTGATCTTATGTCCTCTTTTAAGTGAAAATAATGCGCTTGCGAAATTCATAGTTTATTTATCCTTTCTTTCTCTTTCATCTGTTTACAAAATTCTCTATATTTCCTTGTATATTCATAAGATTCTCCAAATATATGATTCACCGCTTTAAATAATTTCGGTTCGTATTTCCGAATTACTTCCAATTCATATTCAAAATCTCTACCAAATGGACAACCAGCACATCCAGTACGTTTTAATCCATATTCGGTGTAACAATCGCTATGATCAACAAGATAAGCTACTTCATAATCAATCTTATCTGAATCTTTATACCAGAATAAAGGTCTATAATTATCACATCCTGTATCTGTTTCATCAAAGCATGATTTATACGCAGTTGCTCTTGCACCACCTTCGGCTTTTCGTATTCCAATAATCTGTAAATCAAATTTCACATTGTAATAATCACATAAAATAATTCCTTCTCTTAATATTTTATGAGCAACATCTTTCTTAGCATATTTACAGCATTTATTTGATATTTTAAACGTCGGTGGATTTGCAACCATAAATTCTTTCAAATATTTATTACGAGAAATATTAAAGCTACTTCCATTACCTTTCACATTACACCACCATTCTAAAGCAGACTTACATTTTGGATATTTTTTCATCAAAGTATCAAAATCTTCATCTTCCCACTTAAAACTATGTGCTTGTAATCGTTGGGTAAATTCACTGACTTGCTTAGAAATGAATGGTTGTCCATATGTTTTACAGGACGAAGGAATTGGTTTAATTGCTTTATATGGATGAATCTCTATATTGTATTTCTCTTCAAGATATTTCAAATGATCTTTTGTAGCTTGATACTCAAGACCTGTATCAAACCACACATATGTAACTTTATTATCTTTATCACATCTCCATACAATGTCTAACATTACATCACTATCAGAACCACCAGAGATGCTACATAGAATATTTTCATATTTGCTACTATTAATCTTTGACCATGCCCTAACCAGGTTGTCTCCAATTGTTTGATTTTTAGGGCAACTTTCTAATAATTCTTCTATACTATTGGCTTTACTCAGCAATATGTACTTTCCTCACACGAAATTTATTTCGTTTCGTATGAGGTAAAGCCATACTTAGTGAGTGTCTTTTTACGTCACTGTCACATTACTTTTTTCGATTTATATAGACCAACGATCCGACATATAAATCATTGTGACAACCTTTATCTAATAAAGGTATTAAATACACATTGCCGTATTCTAGCCAATCGGCAGCACAGCTTCGCAAATCTTCTCTATGCTATTGATTTTACAATCAATCATTTGATGTTCAGGGTGATTGTTATTATAATCTCTTGCAAACATATCAGCCCAGAAATCCATGTATTCATCATCTGCTTCGGAATCCATTACTGCATATCTTGTAACATTTTTATAATTGCCTTTATCTGTCATGTAGCTTAAATCAATCTGGTACACAGGTAATGTGATTTTCGTTTTAAGAAAATTCAATGGATGAACCGAAGATAGTTTATCTTTTAGTTCTTTATCGTATATTTCAAATGTATCAATTCCTGTCCTTAGTCCACATTCACTGAAAAATTTGCTTGGGTGCACTGTTTTCCACCTCCTTTCACACCTTGAAAAAATAATTTCATATAGTTACAATGTATTCCTCGCAAATATCTACAATATGCTCACACAATTTCTGTGGTATTTTACTTCTCTCAACACTACCTTTTAGTCCTTGTGTCCCAGTTCTACTACCTCTCGGAGCAGAAACATGACATGGATCACCATTTTTACACATAGGCAAGAATTTAGGATCAGGATGATTTGTCCAAATATCAGTAGGTTTCATCCTGTCATCTCCATATTTGCAATAAGTCACCGTATAACGTGGTAAATCTTGCATCCATGTCATCTTTCGCATACCACCTCTAGGATTTTCAATAAAATAAAATGTTGGATTTAGTTCCTTGATTAAGGATAGAACGTGTTGATCAGTTTTATCACAGAATTTTGCATAATCACTTACTGGATCAAGATTGCCTGTTTCTGGATTCTTTCTTCTGTGATGGCTAATAGCCGCAATAGAGAATGTGGTACAGTCAGGACTCGCCCACACCACATCTGGATGTCCAAATTTCTCTAATATATCTTTCGCTGTAATATTATTAACATCATCATATAAATCAATATTTTCAAAATTTTTATTCCATTCTACACTAAAAACTTCATGTCCTTTAGCTTCAAATGCTTTTTCAATAGATCTTGTACCTGCAAATAATACTAATACTTTCACAGTCTCGCACCATAATAGTGCTGCGCAGCTTACCTCATGAGACTATGTATTCCTTTCTTCTATCAATTATTTCTTTCATCGTAGTCTTGAAAATCCTTGATTTTACTGACTTTTGAAAGAGATAATATAACCAGAATACATAGAATCATGTGGCTTTGGGACGCTGAAACCGCATAAATATTAGTGATTTAATATATCACATGAAAGAAATATTTTATAGCATTTCCGCAACTTTCTTCGCAAAAATATCTTTGATATTCTTATCAATTACATCACAAATAACTTTCTCTGTTGCTTCTTTTACATATGCGTCTAATGTTTTATCTTTAATTTTTCGATTTGGATTCCATCTATCTGCTGATACTAACGCTCCAATTCTTTTAGTGACAATCTTTTCAATCTCATCATCGAGATTCCCCACAATTACATCTTCGATATACTTGTTCATCGCAAGTTTAACTTTCTGATCGAGTTCTTCACTATCAACTTGCAGATTTAAAATTAATTTTGGTTCTGATTTCTTCATATTTCAACATACTCCTTTGTGTATTTTCTAAATCATTCAATCTTTTAATTCTATATTCGAATTGTTTACGGCAATTCAGTCCAAGACCAACCAGTTACTCTCCCATATTCATCTCTTTCTACTCCATTTCCAACCCATTCCGCCCAAAATGCATTTTCTCCGGCTAGTTTCTTAAATTTTCTACTAGACATATTAACAATAATATCGTATACTTTGTCTGGCATAACCCATACTTCTATTTCATATTCATCATTTTTATATATACAGGCAGCTTTGCAATGTTCTGGATATTTTAAATTTAAGAAAAACTGCTCAAGATTAGTACCAATAATCGCTTTTATATTTTTCAATTTAATCCTCCACTGGTTCATATTTTTCAAACAATTCACCCATTGTTAAATGATTAAATTTCGATAAATCTATTGCACAAGCTACAACACTACGAGGCATAGAAGCTCCAATAAATTCACAGAGATACTCTGATAATGATTGATATTTAATATCTTTTGATATTTCTTCATCCCAAGGTTTTCTAATCCATCCAATCATTTTCTGATTGTTAATTGTTATTTCTCCTTTATCAAGTGAATATAACACACTACCATTACTACTTCTCCACCAAGCATTTTCGCCTGCGTATTTCACAAATTTTTCTTCTGACATATCTGAAATCATATCAAATATTTCATCATCCATTAACCAAACTTCATATCTATTACTTTTGTATGTACATACTGCTCCATATTCTTTTGGGGAATCTAATACAAAAAAGAATTGTTCAAGATTGTTACCTAATATTTCTTTCATAATTTTTCAATCTCCTTCAGTTTTAATTCTTCTGTTAATTCTTTACGTTTTTCTTCAATGTAAATATCAATTTTTTCTTAGCCATTGATACAATTTCATCTACGATTTTATTTAAGTCAAAAATCTCCTTATTCATTTTCTCACCACCATAAATGCATAAACCATTTACCAAATAGTTCCAGTCCTTCGTGAATTTTATCACTTATTTCTTTATATTTCTTCATACAATCAGGATCATGTGCAAAATCAACACCATAATTATTACAAGAATTATCATTTATAATTTGCTCAAAAGACCAAATCATTTTATCTAATGCTTCATTCCATTTCTCTTCTGTTTCCATTCCTTCTCTTCCTGGATAACCGTTATTTAATTTTTTGAATAATTTTAATCTTGGCAACACAAATTTTGCAATTGTGTAATCCAAATTCCATGTTTCTTTTGGATTTACATATAATCCTTGCTTCTTTAACCACTTTTTATGTGTTCTTTTATTCATAAAACATCACCTTTTATCCCATGAAATCGAGAATTTATCGGATTAAACTACATCATCCACTTCTTGTTCCATTTTGATAGTAACTCTAATAACTAGCTTGTCTATTACTTCGCTGTTTGTTATTCTTCTATATGATACAGTAACAAGATCTGGTTCAATATCAAATCTTTCAGCTACAACACTTACAATATCTTTTTCGTTTAATTCATAGATTGTCTTCATGTTCTATTACCTCTTTCTTTATAATTTCTTCCATAATCCTTTTGATCTAGTATCTTCCTTCAAACAATCATATTTTGCCATTCCAATAGATTCATGTTCCAAAACTCTCAAAATGGCTTTAAAAATGTTTCTTTCACAAGAAGTAATATTTCCTGCTCCAACCGAAAATCTTAATCCTTCTTTAAAATCAAACCACATAATAGCTTCAATTTTTGTCTTTGCTTTACGATCACCTCTCCATGCAAGAGGTGATTCCGCTTCTTTGTAAAATAATACCTTTTTATATGTCTTCATATTAGCTACAATTCTCCAATGCTTTAATTACTCTTTGTGTTTGTTTCTCTAATTCAACTTCTGCTTTTGCCTTGATATATTCTTCTACTGAATCAACATCTACTTCAATATCAATGATATCATTTTCATATGGTTCACCCGTTAATTCTTCACCATATGTGATTTCTTCAAACGGAATAACATAATATTCGCCTGTTTCACCATCCACACAGCTAAATGTCAATTCAGTATTCTCATCATAACCGATTTTTTGTAATTTTCTTATAAGCTCTGTAACTTTCATTCACCAATACTTCTCTCTTTACATAGTTTTTTTTAATGATTCTTCTGTGTATAATCTTCCTGTATCTTGTAACCATGTTACAAATTCATTCTTATCTTGAAAACAATGAGAACATCCATGATATTCATAGTAATGTTCCAAAAAATCATCCAAATAACTACAGCTATATATTGGTTCTCTTACAAATTCTTTCTTACATTTTTCACATTTGTGCCAGAATAATAAAGGTTTTATCTTCTTTACAGTAATAGAATCCATATGTATTTTTATAAATCTTTCTTTTGGATCACGTTTCATTTATCATCACCATCTTTCTTAACTCCAATATTTGCCAACCAATATATAAATTTTGTAAGTAATCTTGATTTTGGTTTGTGTTTATCAATCCATACAGATATAAAAACAACTATGGTTACTATTAATGTCATACAACCACCAAGAGAGAATAATATTATATATTTTATTTCTCCATCAAGATAACTTGGATTATATTTTTCTCCTCTCACATCATATGCGTATGCAAAAACAATAGAAATGAATCCACTCATAATCCACAAAGCTATAAAAAATATAATAAAACAAGTTTTTAACATTTAAATCACCTCCTTGAAACGTTTGTTTCATGTATTTACATATCATCCAAACTATCTAAAAATTGTTTCATCCATAGATTCTTTTCTTCTACTCTCCTTAATTCTTCTTGCCAATGTTTATATGCTCTTTTCAATTTTTCATCTGCATTATCTCTTAAAATATCAATATATTTCTTAACTGTATCATCAGAAGTATCTAATTCCTTATTTATATCTTTTTCACACCATTCATATAAAGATGTATTCAATGACATATCAATTTGTTCTAAACAAAATTTCTTTAGATTTTCATGTTCTGGTGTTGGTGGAATCCATTTTTCAACTTCTTCTCGTACTTTTAGGTACTTTTTATCTTCATCTTTATATTCTTCAAGTATTTTTGCTGCCCTGCCCTCATTATCATAATACTTAGATATTATATCTTCTTTTACCTCTTCAAAAGTCATGCTATACGCTTTTTCTCTTGACACTAAAGAATCTTTGTATGCTTTTTCATAATAAGGATGTGGCTCAAAATGATTTGGTGTTGGAACATCTAAAGATTCATCTTTTAAATCAATCGCAATTCCAAATGCTCTTGTACATAGCTTTAAAAATTCTTTACCAGATGTTATTTTCCCATTCTTAATATAAGACGTATATCCTGTTGGCATTATTTATCCTCACTTTCCAATTCTTTAATGCTAAACCAATCAATATTAAAATAACCTTGCACTCTATACATATAAACCACTACTGGATATTCATTCTCTTCTGGTTTATTTTTAATTTCGTATTCATCAGTCAATGGATTATTAATCTCATGTTCATCAGAGTACTTATCATTAGGATCTTCTAATACATACGGAACTTCAAACGTGTCCATCCAAGAACTCACACTATCAAATAATGAATCTTCTGTTTGGAATTGATTGCCTCCAAATATGGCATCTTCACCTTTCCATTTGTACATTTCTTTTGCGAAATTAAGATAATCTTCATAGTTATTGCATAAACTCCACCATGTATTAGTAAATCTTTTTGATTTGCGTACTATTACTATCACCTCTATTCAGTTGTATTTTATGGAATATTGAGCAGAAACGCTCTTAGAAAAATTACATATTATCTAACGCTTTAACAAATTCGTTACCACAATCACAAAATGTATAAATCATTGATTTCATAAGTCCCCAAGACATTCCTGAGTGACCTTGATTTTTCATTACTTTAATACCTGCGACAATAGAATTATCCTTAACAGTTTTAATAATATCTAAACATTGACCTAACTCCATTCCCTTGTACAGATCACCTAATCTAATAGGTACACATCTATCCCATTCGTCCCATTTATCTTGTGATAAAACTTTATGTCCTTCTTTAATCCAATATTTTGTTAGTTCTGGAATTTTCTTTTTATGTTCTTCTTCTCTTCTGATGAAATCTTGTCTCATTTTTTCTTGTTCATCTTTAAATTCTTTAAATGTTTTACCAATACATTTAATATATGCTTCATCTACTGTCATATCAGAACTTAAAATATTACCATTAAAAGTTCCCCAATAATCCTTACCAGTTTCATATGATAACTGGCGCAAGTATTTAACAGCTTCTTCAATTGTCATTCCACAATTAAAATCCACATCAATATACTTTTTCATATAAATTCCTCCATTTTATGAGTTGAAAGTTTACTTTCAACTGCTAATTTTTTGACTACCTGTAATTTCTCTCAAACAATCATTCCAACCTTTAACATTTCCATTAAACATTTCTCCCCAATTTTTCTTACTAGGTAATTCTCTTAACGGACATTCTATAGGTTTACAGCTAACATGAGAAAAAAATAATCGCTTATGATTTACTCCACAAAAATATGACTCAACACTTGAACAATAATCTCTATGTATAAATGTACATTTTGTGCAGTTATCAGGCATATCAATTATAATTATTGCTTTCTCCATTATTTTATTCTCCCGTAATTTCCTCTAAGCATCTATTCCAACCGTCACGATACCCAGTATAATATTCGTCATACGGATCATCAAAATTATCCTTCTCCGGCAGTGGCTTCAATGGACACCAATCAGGCTTACCTTGACAATATCCATATTCACAATCAATTTTCTTCATGAGGCTTGTGTCTTTATCGTCATCTGAGATTGAACAACATGCTTCAACACCTTCATCTAATTCATAACAGAATTGACAATCTAAGCAATTCTCTGGTGTGTCAATCACTAATACTGATTTACTCATTTGTTTCCTCCTGTAATAATTCTGGATTATCAAAAGTGTTTCCAACTGGCATAGCGTATACCATGTCAATCCAATATCCTAAATCTTTTCTAAGGCATTTGTCGCCCGTCCAATCTACATAGAATCCGACATGTTCTGTTTTCTGAGAATCAAAACAATTTTGATAATATCCATATTTGATTGGAGCATAGATTTCTCCGAAATGATATTTGATAATATCATTTTCCCAAAATTTCTTCCCGTTCTTGTCGCAACGTCCCGTAAATTGGCAAAGGGTTTCTGGATCAACTTCAATCCACCTAATTATAGGAGTACAAAAAACCTCAAACTCATCAATGCTGATGGATATATCAATTCCAATGAATGTCTTGCCCTTGCTTTCCGCATAGCATCCCTCAACCCATTCACCGTTATCTTTCCGCTTTGCCTTGAAAAGAATTTCTCTCATTCGTTTTCACCTTCCTACACATACCACGCCCAAATCGGATTAACATCCATTTTTGGTGCGTTGCATTTTTTTCTAATTCTTTTATGCTTTTTAGCATTTTTCTCGATATAGCCGTCTCGTGTTTTAATTCCTCTTTTTATATCCCTGTACGCTTCCATTATTGGACTATATGCCTGTTCAACAATATATCCGCATCTTTCGCACGATCCGTGGCGTTCAACTATTCCAAAATAGTTCTCTAAGAAACTAATATATTCATAATCATTTGATCCACAAATAGGGCAATTCATTCAGCTCCACCACCTTTTATAATATCAATGGCTCTATCAATTGTATTTGCAATATTTTTGTAAGCACAGTCTTTATCGGCATCACCCGTATTTGCGATTGTTAAAAAGTATCTCATTTTTAATTCTTTTAACTGCTCTACAACCTTGTCTACATCAAAAGCTGTCGGCTGTTCATCAATCAATCCAGATATGTATAAATCTACATCTGAACTTCCAAGAGAATTAATTATTTTATCTGCGTCTATTAACCTCATACTTTATTTCTCCCAATTAACACACATCCACTAAGTAACACCATAAATAGCAATTCTAAGGTTACTGTAAATCCATCCATTTATTATTCCTCATTTTCTTTAAACGCATATTGAATAGCTTCACTAAAACAACATCCACCGTTGTAATATCTAACATTGTATTTATATTCTTCATCCTGTAACTTTGTCAGATCAAAAGTTGACTCATCATAATCAATTTGTTGTTTTGACATAATTCTATACACATTTTCGCCAACAACGACATAATAATCATAAAATTCATATATAAGATATTCTTCCCATGTGTCATAATAACTCGGCAAATTCTCATCACAACCAGGACAAGTTAATGCAACTCTTTTACAAAAATCGCCATATGTTTCATTTTCTTTTTTATGAATTAATTTTAGTTTACCTCTATAATTTACATATTCACTCATAGTTTACTTACTCCTTGTAAATGAAAGACGCATTTTATCGTGTAATAACCTTAAACATATCATCCACTGAATCAAGTAAATCGTATCTTTTATCAAGCGTAGCAGTAGAACTCTGAGCAAATTTACGTTCTACCATATCGACATAATATGTAACTTTTCCGTCATCGCCCATATAAAACTCATCCCATTCTTCCTGTGTTAATAATCTTTTTACATTCAACTGCTCAATGGCAAGATTATCGAAACTTATAACTTTAAATTTCTGAATAATATCTTCAAGATTTTCATATAACCATTGCTGCTTAACTTCAATATCATTCTGTTCTTCTTCAAAATACTCATTACCTCTACGCAAATGTTTATATCCAAGAATTAACATCTTTAAATTATTATTCTCTAATGCTTTTACATCCGATGGTTTTAACACACCATTAATTACATGAATAACTGCATTTGGATATTGTTTTATAAGTTCAATAAAATGTTTTGTGGGATTTACTAGCGAAACGCCAAGACCATAGATTAATTTCTCGTCAACTAACTTTTTGATTAATTCTTGTTTCTTTTCAAAATGGATCTGATTAACAGTCATATTTGCAATAACTTTTCGTTCTTTTAGTTTTTGTAAGAATGGAATTAAATCAGGATGACTGGTTGCATCACCACCGCCAATTGCAATTTCTTGATATGGATGTAAAGTATCAATAAATTTTTCATTTAAAATATTACCAAACTTGCCATTTATTGTGCTACCCTCATGACAAAATTTACATCCCATATCACAATAGTTACAAATTTTTACATCCATGTTTTCAGCAAAGCTAGGAATAAATTCATCATCTTTTGTTTCTCTAATTTTTGTTCCATCGCTCAAAATAGTTGTCACAAAGTTACCGTTTTTATATCTTCCTAATAATCCCATTCTTAACCCTCCTAATCAATCATGACCGTAATATCCAAATGCAACTACTGTATCACCATTTTCTGTCGTAAATGTATCTTCAAAAGTTTCATAATCAAGTGCTCCATACTCATTAAAACGATCATATGTATAATATCTGTCATCATCATGGTGATCTGTATTATCTAGTGGAATTAATTTATCTTCCCAATAATCATAAATAAGTTCTCCATTTTTCCATCTATCATAATCTGATTGTGTACACATTGTAAGCGAATGAACAGAACTGCTATTTGTCTCAAAAGTTCCTCGTCTAATTTGTCTCTTCATAAAATCAATCCTCCTATTAATTATCGTTATCAATTACTAAAGTAATTCCTTTATCAAAAATAAATTCTTCAATTGTACAATCATATTCTTTCATTAGACCATCAATTGTGTCTATTGATTGATGGTCAATATATCCATCAACATTTTTAATTTCAATTCCATCACATTCACATCTTGCTGAAACCACATCATTAGTCTCATATATTTCTTTAATAGAATAACAATTATGAGATTCGCCAATCATAGTTACAAGATATGATAATTTTGTTTCTGGATCATTATATTCGTCATAACCCCATCCAAACTCACCAAACTCTGTAACTACTTTGTTTGTACATTCGTCAACATGTAAATACTCTGTTACTCCTCTTTTTGCAATTGATAGACTATGCATTGAGCTTGAGTTAGTTTCAAATACATTTCTTCTTACTTGTCTTTTCATAATTTAATTTCCTTTCTCATAAATTTCATAATCATTAAATTCAGGTTTTAAATCTCCGTAAATCGGGTAGCATCCATAATCTGTTTCTTCTTCACCTTCATAAATACACATTCTATCCCTGTAGCTATCGTCATTATCATTGCCTGTAATAATGAAAGAATTTCCGAATAAATATCTAAATAACTTTTCTGAATCTGATAAAACCGCATCTACAAAGTCTTGCGTTTCTCCTACGTGGTCAATGTAATTATCACCAATATCATAATAATAATATTCTTTCCCTCTCCACCTATCTAATTCAACTTTTGGTTCTGGGATTGAGTATGTAATATTATGAGAGTCCAAAATATTTTTTAATCGTGCAAGGTTTTCATCTGTTTTACTTTTACTAAAACTAAAAATTGAGGTAATTAAATATGATACTTTATTATGTGTATCACTATATTCGTCATATCCCCACCCAAACTCGCCAAATTCAAAATCAATATGATCTGGAAGTTTATAATTATCTTTCTTTTTAGTAATGCAAATAGCGTGTGTACTTGACGAATTTGTTTCAAAAACTGATTTTCTTATCTGTCTTTTCATCTTAACCTCCTTGAAAACAACATTTCAGTCAATGTAAATATAATTATCGCTTCTAAAATAAACATTTGGATACATTGCTACAACCAGATTTCTAATTGCAACAAATAGATTCCCTCTATCGTCATACAATTCTAACTCACCCGTTTCTTTATTTTTCTTATATACACTCAATTCTCCATCAGAATTTTTCTGTATATAAAAATCTTCATCTTCGTCTAGTGCGAATTTCATATGAAGTGTTTCACATAATATCTCTAACGCTTTAGTAGAAGTAACTTCATATTCAAAATTAATTTTCATATCTGTCTCTCCTCGTATTAAATATATTGATATATTTTTGGCACTTATAATCTATTCTGCACCCTTTTAGATATAATTCACACCACCAACACATTGCGGGTACAAATCCAATTCTTTCGGCTTTTGATTTTGCTTCTTTCATTGTATTTCTATTCCTTGCTTTAACTGTTTCACTCATCTTATTCTCCATAAATAATTTCAGTTGTGAAATTCAAGTACTTCTTTTGGACAATAAATAATTCTCTTTCCTGCTTTTTGAGCTTTACGAATGGTAGACCAAACACCACCAGACTTATTACCATCCCAAATTGCTAGCAAAACATCACACTTATCAACTATGTATTGATCTCTTACGTTATCACAGCCTTTATAAAATTTATCTGATAATTCAACCCATTCAGTTGCTTTTAGCTTTAAAAATTTATAATATTTATGTGTTGAGTTATAATCTTTACAAGGAAGAATACAGTGTAATTTAATGCTATTTATGTAATGCATTGACACTCCTGCGATCGCAAATGCAATATCACTCCCAGAAGCCATTCCTGTATATAAATCAAGTGGTTCATTATTATCTGCACAAGTCTTTATAAATTTACTCAATTCGTCTATAATCCAAAACTGAATTGGAGTCCATTTCTCATCTGTTTCATCTTCTGGTAAACCTAATCTTTGATTTCTGTGTCCTGTTATTCCAACTTTCATTTTATACACCTCTATATCTATCTACGATTTCTCTTATAATCTTGTACTAAATTACCACAACATAATGGCAATTCCGCTTTTGCAGCTACATCAACAATGACTTTAAGTCCACATCTTTCAACTTTTTCTTTAATTTTATTCATATTTTCCCAATTCCACTGAATCGCATCTTCAAGACCATGTTCTTTCGTAGCAGTTGTCGTATTAAGCGGAGTAATTTTTACACAGAATACATTTGGATCAAGACCATATAATTTATCTGGATTAAGTTCCCAACCTGCTCCACAAATAAAATTAAGAGTAATAAGTCTATTATTGTTTGGTATATTATTAAATTCTCTCTTCATTTCTTCAATTGTGACAACATCTGCCCCACCAAATAGATATTTTCTCTCATCTTCATTTGTGCTATTTGTAGAAATTTGAATATGCATAAACCCGTCTAAATATTCTTTTACAGACATCACTTCGTCCTTTAATACATCTACAGGTGATTTCCCATACACTTTAACTTTTGGAAGAATTGTATTATAACAAGGTAAAAATCTAAATTCTTTTTTATATGTTTTCATATCTCTCATAACTTGTAGAATATTCTTCCAGTTATATTGTGGTTCTCCCATACGTGCAAATCCAACTTTAATTTTGTCACTTTTAATGACTTGTGAATGTTGATTAAATACAAATTCAAGTTGTTCCCACATTTCTTCCGTAGAAAGATTTCCGTGAAATCCTAATTCTGGAACTAAGCAAAACTGACAATGTTGTGGACATCCATACTGCGTACTGATTGCAGTAAGCCATTTCTCTTCAAATGGAACTAGGTTTTTCTTAATCAGTTCTACATCGTCAGTCATAATAACTTCCTGTGATTTACCTTTTGTGTTTACATCTTGCATAGATGTTGTTTCAATATAAAAATTCTTTTCTTTATTATAAAGTACATAAACACTTCCACTTGGATAGGTATACTCTTTCACTAATTCAAAATGTTTCATTTAATTATTCTCCTTTACCCACAATATTGCTCAATTTCTTCATACTTCTTCATCCACATTTTTCTATCATTTTCTGTATATCCAAAAAAATACGGATAAAGTTTGTTATTGGTTGTGAAATAATAATGATGATATTCTCCATCTGGTAAAAACATAACACCTGGAATATCAATAGAATCTTTGATTTTTAAGAAATTTTGATATGCTGCTTTATTCCCAAACATTTGTCTAAATGTAATTTGTTTAACTCCAATACTATGCATTTTATTTATGTATTGCAAACAATCTTCTTTAGTCATTCTATCATTAAGAACGTTAATAACTCGTACTTTTGTAGTTTTTTCTATTTCAGGTAATCTCACTTTCAGGTTCTCTATAGCATGAGCATCGTTTGATTCAATGCTCAATGCAATTTTTCTAAATTTCTTAATTAAATCCATATCATCTGGTAAAATTCTTGTATGTATGTCTAGTTTCTTATTATATTTTTTCGCAAGTTCATACACCTTATCATAAAAACCAAGATGGTCTTTCCAATTATAAAACGGATCTCCACCACCAGATAAATTAACCGTGGGAGCATTTGATTCAGAAACACACTTTTCCAAATATTCCCAGTCAATTTTACTCTTATCTGTAATTGCGTTTTGCAAAATTGGATGATGCTTTGTAATGCAATATTTGCAATGACAATCACATCCAAAATTAGTGATTATCGTAAATCCTCTATTAGTTTCTGTATACATATCTTCTCCCATTCTTTCCATGAAAGCTACAATTTAGCTTATTATTATGTTGTTCTTTGCTCTCCAAGGACATTTATCATTAAAATCATATTCTATTGATTTATCACATTTCTTACAAAGTCCCATTTCTTTATTCCAAGGCGTTAAATTTATTCTTTTCCCACAACATTCACAATAATTTTTACTGTCCATTTTTCTATAAAACTTTACTTCTTCTCTCTGTTTCTTATTTCCAAGAGCTATAAGAGACTTCTTTTGATGTGATAAATCATACTCATCGCCAGAATTATCTATTTTAATATTCCACGGAACACGAAAATATTCATTACTAATTGCATTTATAATAGAATCAAAATTAATTCTGCTAAATATTTGATTCTCTGTTAAGTCAATATTTGATTTCATTATTATTTTCTCCGTGTCAAAAATGATTTGATATTAGTAAACACATTTTTCTTTTTTATTTCATTGGTGACAATATAAGTATTATTTTTACTCTCAAGAGAATCTAATTGTTCTTTAAGTTCTACAATATCTTTTGGTGTAGAAATTGTTTTTGTAATATTTCTCATACCTACTTTTTCAGTTTCGTTCACCATTTTATCAAGAGTTAAATCACAATATTCATCTTCCCAATCTCCAATATAATAAAATCTATCAATTACTGTTCTATTCGATTGATTTTGAAATGTACCAAATAAAATCGGATCTTTTTCTCTACGTTCTTTTTCAATTTGCCTTTCGACTTTTCCTGTATAATCAGTAAATACAACATATAATTGATCAAATTTATCTTTAACTTTTTCGATAATGCTTACAATATCATCAGGAATTTCTCTTTCATAATTCTCCAATTCTATAATTTTTACCGTATCTTTTGCAACAGAATCAATATATTCCTCAATATCGTCTCGATAAATAAAAGTATTAATACCCATTTTTACAATCTCACGTTCCTTTTCTATACACTCAAGATGAAACATGAGCTTCTTCATACCTTTTTTCTGTCCTGTTATTTTATATTTATTTAGCAATTCCAAGCAGTTATCGTAAACTTTAACCAACTCATCATCCGTAATATTATGTTTTCTTTCTTTTATTTCATTAAAATACTGTTGAGGAGTTAATTCAGACTCCAAATTTTTATTCAAATCATCCATAATTTATCCCTTTCTCATAAATGAAACTCGTGTTTCATCTAATACTTCTGTACAATATGCACAAAAATTCATCTAAAGTGCAACGAGAAATCAATATATTTCAATTCTTGTTTTGTGCATATTGTACAACTCAATTATTCTCGCCTCTTTTCTTCCGCTAACTTTATCCATCTTAACAATTTTTCTTCTTCATGTAGCATATCAGAGTACAATTTTCTCACTTGATCCTGTTCTTTGTAAAACTGTCTCACATATCGAGGAAAATCATATCCAAATAACCACATAATTATTTTTCTCTTAATCCATTTCATGATTCATATTCCTTATCAAAAGCATAATCACTACAAGTCCATAGCTTACCTTTATGAATAAATCTATACATATCTTTGAATCTAGGATGCGGATATATTTTTACGATTGCGCCCTGTACTTGCATTGCTACACCTATGTATTTTTTATCATTTGGGAATGTGTGCATATAAACACACCATTTTCTATTTTCCATTATATTACTCTCAGAGCACTGTAATTTTAACCCAGGACTCTTGCTCCTTTCATAATTAAGTTCTCTATTCAATTGTAATTTTTATGGGATTTTATTAAGAAATTTTAGAAATAATTATCACAAAAACAATTTTTTTCATCGTATTAATCTAAATTAATATTCATATTATCTCGATTAGAGAACGGCAATAACCATACATATCTATTATGATTGTCATAATATTCGCGTTCATCAATGTATCGAAGAAGTTGAATAATTCTATAAAACAATTCTTTATCATAATCTTTAGCGGAATCTTTACTATGTACATCATTAAAAATATACAACAATAACGGATCAATAAAATCGTTCTTATAATTTTCAATTATCCATTTAATCATTGGATACATAAACATTTCATTAATATCACGATATGACAAATCTTTACTACCATGACAATATTTTTTATAATAGGCATTCATAGCATCTATTGTTTGTTTATATTTTTTACTAGAATATTTGCCTTTACAAATTAAAAATACATCTTTACATTGTTCTTCTTGACTCTTATACATTTTTATTCCTCCATATTTTTAAATTTATGCAACAAAATAAGCCACCTCTACCGCAATAGAGATGACTTACTTTGTTCTTGCTTGTAACCTTTGTAGCATTGACCTATTTAGATAACCACCGCAAATAGTAAAAAGGCTATTCCCTACCGCAAATAGGGGATAGTTTGTGTTTTGATTACTTTTTAAATCATTATTTTGATTCAGAAAACAATCACTGACACGCCAATATCTACATCTCTATTATATAATTTATTAAGTTTTTAATCAAGCATATTTTGTTATTATATTAGCTTCATAATTTCACTTACACATATAATTAACCAACATACCGCTGATCCAAACCACGTAAACTTCTGAAACGGTCTTTTAACATTGACTCCATTTAATATACTTAAAATAACCAATGCTATATGACAAACCAATAACATTATTTATCACCTCACATTTCTACGATTCTATACAATTGTCTATTCAGGTAATGTCCAAGTAAGTAATCATTATCAAGTCCAGTACCATGATAAAATTCTTCTGCAATTCCACCACCTATAGCACATAACGTATCCATATCACACTTTAATGAAAATACATTTCGCAGAAAACTTTCATAATCATCACTTTCTAAGAAACATCTAATCGCAACAGGTACACTCCCCTGACAAGTTACATCCCACTGATATGTCTTTCTATAGTCCTCAATCTTATGTTCAACACTATATTTGTAATCATCTTTTGGATAGTATTTCTTTACATATTCATAAATTCCCTCTTTACTAGCTCCTGTTCTTGCCATATAAATGCACATTGCTGTTACAACCGCACCCTTAATTCCTTCTGGATGATTATGTGTACACTCGGCAGACTTAGTAGCCCATTCGATAACTTCTTTCTCTGTATTAAAATATTCTCCTACATAAGAACATCTCATCGCTGAACCATTGCCGAAACTTCCGTATGCAATTTCATCATCATAATTCAACCACGTTTCAAAATTATTTCCATATCCTGCATTTGGATATTTTCTTCCCCATTCTCTATATGAATCTGAGAAAAATTTATTATTAATAATTGCTAATTTAGCAGCAAGTGTCATTACAGTATCATCTGTAAAATAACATCTATCAGTAAATAACTTACAATTCTTCCAATCTAAATCAATTGGTCTACCAAATTCATATTGTGAACCTGCAATATCTCCTAAAATTGCGCCAATGATAGCCATAATTTTAATCTCCTTTTATTAAATTTACATTAAACGGTGATCCCATTCACTAAATCATTCCATGATTCTCTAAAAAATTCCATATTTTGAATTACTATTTCTTGAGCTAATTTTTGTTTATTATGTTGAATATTCCCTTTTATCACAGATCCATCAATCAAACTACAAACTACCTCTTTATTTTGATACTGAATATGTATATGAGGTGTATTATGACCATTTTCTTTCGGGTGAATAATTATTCTGATTCCAAATTTTGAATAAAGTAAATTAACCTATTGTGCTACTTCAAATAGATTATGTGAAAACCTGTAAAACCGCAAAGAATCCTTACAGATATTAA